TATGCGGCAACGGTGAATGTCAACATCGATGACACCAACTCGAGCCCATCCGAGATTGTCGATTCCATCGTCGGCTCAATGCGTCTGTACAAGGGATCGGGAACTCCGACCCTCTACACGACGCTGCCCTATATTACAGATTTCCTCCTGCAGAGGGATACTCTGGGACGTCGTCTGTACAGTTCCATCGCTGAGGTTGCATCTGAGATGGGCGTTTCGTCCATCGTCGCTGTCGAGGTCATGGAAGACTATCCGGATGTCGTTGGTATCATCGTGAATCTGTCGGATTACACGCTTGGTACGGACAAGGGTGGAGAAGTCAACTTCTTCGACTTCTTCGACATCGATTACAACCAGTACAAGTACCTGCTCGAGACTCGTTGCTCCGGCGCCCTGACCAAGATCCGTTCCGCTCTGGTGGTCAAGAAGGTTGCCGCTGCGGATAATCTTGTCAAGCCCGTTTCGCCGACATTCGATGGTACAAATGTTGATGCTGTTGGCACTGTTGGTGTCACATACAAGCGCGCTGACACAGATGCAGCACTCAATCCCGGTACACCAGTGGCTTTGGCTCCAGGTGAAACGCTCAAGGTCTATGCGGTCCCGAACGCGAATTATTACTTCGCCAACAACGTCGACGACGAGTGGACCTTCACCAACGAGGGCTAATAAGGTAGGTTCTCTATGGCAAGGTTCTTTGGTCGCATCGGATATGGTGAAACTGTAGAAACTACACCTGGCGTCTGGGTTGATCAGGTGGTTGAGTATTCATATTACGGCGATGTTATCCGTAATTCGAGAGAACTCCGTGAAGGAGAGAATCTCAATAGGGATCTCAGCGTACAGAATTCGATAACTATTGTGGCTGATGAATATGCCAATGAGCATTTCTTTGACATTCGTTATGTGGAATGGATGGGGTCTCTGTGGACGATTTCGAGCGTTGAAGTGCAGAGACCTCGTCTGCTGCTAAGACTAGGGGAGGTTTACAATGGCCCCACGCCTGCAGCTCCATGAGGTCCTCGAATCGTTTGTTGACAATGTATATTTTCAGCCTCCAACGAACATAACGCTGGAATATCCTTGCATTATCTATAAGCGTGACTATGCAGAGACCGAATTTGCTGATAATCAGCCATATAATCATGTCGTAAGATACATGGTCACAGTAATAGATAGAGATCCTGATAGTGATATTCCACCTAAAGTGGCTTCGATGCCATTGTGTCTATTCAATCGGTTTTATACAGTCGATAACCTGAATCACGACGTTTACAGAGTGTATTTCTAAGGGAAAGGAAGCAAATGACAGCCCTTGTCTGGGATCAAGTGGGTGAACGTCTGTATGAAACGGGCGTAGACCATGGAGTCCTGTATATTCCGGATTCTTCCGGTGACTATGTGGATGGTGTTGCCTGGAACGGTCTCACGACAGTTACCGAGTCTCCTTCGGGAGCTGCCGCCAATCCGCAGTACGCAGACAACATCAAATACCTGAACCTGATCTCGGCTGAGGAGTTCGGAGCGACAGTCGAGGCGTTCACGTATCCGGATGAGTTCGCTCAGTGTGATGGTACGGCAATGCCCGAGCCGGGTGTCGCCATTGGCCAGCAGAATCGCAAGATTTTCGGTCTCACCTATCGCACTCGAGTCGGTAATGATCTCGATGGCACCGATCACGGCTACAAGCTGCATCTGATCTACGGAGCTCAGGCCGCTCCGTCACAGAAGGCTTATGCCACGATCAACGATTCACCCGCGGCGACAGCGTTCAGCTGGGATGTTACCACTACCCCAGTTCAGGTCACTGGTTACAAGCCAGCGGCTATGTTGTCCATCGACTCAACCAAGGTCGATGAAGCAGCACTCGCCGATCTCGAGTCAGTGCTATTCGGATCGTCAGGAGTCGAAGCCAGGCTTCCTCTCCCGGACGAAGTTCTGTCCATGTTCAGCGGATCAATCACCGATGTTCGTCTGACCGACGCCAATGCGCCGAGCTATGATGCAGCCACACACGTTGTCACCATTCCGACGGTGGCCGGAGTGGATTGGAAGAGCAACGGTGTTGAGGCGACACCTGGTGCTCAGCCTGCCATGACAGTTGGCGAAAGTACGAATGTTACAGCGAAGGCTCAGTCGGGTCACAGGATTACCGGAGACGACGACTGGACGTTCGACTACTAAGCTGGGGCTGCTGTGAGAGGAGACCAGGGGATGCTCATGATTGTTGTTCCAGGCATCGAATTGTTCGACGATACGAACCAAGAATTCACCACTCAAGGTGATGTTGTCTTGGAGCTCGAGCATTCTCTGGTCTCACTTTCAAAATGGGAGTCAATTTACGAAAAGCCGTTTCTCGGTGAAGGTGAGAAAACGACAGAAGAAGTTCTTGGCTATGTAAAGGCCATGACATTGACCCCCAAAGTTCCAGAGGAAATTTTCCACAAACTCTCTGAAGAGAATGTCACTGCGATCAATGAATACATCGACGCAAAGATGACTGCCACTTGGTTCAACGATGCTCCGGGAGCTCCGAAGAGTCGAGAGGTAATTACTTCAGAGGTTATCTATTACTGGTTGATTGCTTTTCAGATTCCGTTTGAATGTGAGCGATGGCACCTCAATCGTTTGTTTACTTTGATTCGAGTATGCAACATAAAGCAAGCGAAACCGGAGAAGATGAGCCGTGCTGAGATTGCAGCTCGAAATCGAGAACTCAATGCACAACGCAGAGCGCAGTGGGGAACTCAAGGTTAGGAAGGAGGTGACATGACAGCTATTGTTTGGGATGCGGCTGGTAGTAAATTCTACCAAACCGGTATCGATCGAGGAGTTTTGTATCTTCAGAATGCTCCGGGGGTACCCTGGAATGGACTTACTGCGGTTGAAGATGATACTGTTGAAACTCTGAAATCGTTTTGGCTCGATGGCGTAAAGTATTTGGACAATTTGCTCCCGGGGGATTTTTCCGGTAAACTTAAAGCATTTACCTATCCGGATGAATTGGACAAGGTATGTGGAATTGTCTCTCCCTCTGATGGTTTGGCCTTTTATGATCAGCCATTTAAGAGCTTCAACTTATCGTATCGAACAATGGTTGGTAATGATCTGGATGGTATAGACCACGGGTACAAGATTCACCTTCTCTATAATCTTGTTGCCAATCCAGATACTATTGCTTACCCCACACTTACCGGTACAACGGCCACGCCGATTGAATTCAGTTGGGTTCTATCTGGAACTCCTCCAACTAATCCTTCTGCTAGAGGGTACAGGCCAACGGTTCATATTTCGATTGATTCAGAAGACACTGATCCAGATGTGCTTCAAGCGATAGAAGATATTATCTGGGGAACTGACACCACTGCTCCACATTTCCCGTCGATCAGTGAAATTCTGGATATCTTCCAGTCTTTGGGTGCGCTTATCATCGTTGACAATGGCGATGGGACCTGGCAGGCTATTGATAATGGTGACAATTACATCACTATGATCAATCCAACAACATTCCAGATCGATGGTGCCGATGCAGTCTACATCGATGCCACTACGTATCAGATCTCGACCACAAATCTAGGTTAAGGAGGTGAAATGACTACAGTTACAAGTCTTACTGCCGACCGAATGCTGGCTATCGAAGCTGCTTCAGTTATTGATGGCGATGTTATCAACGGCAATCTCATCCTCACCAAGCATGATGGGACCCAGATCAATGCTGGTCCTGTAACAGGTTCGCCAGGTCCTCCTGGTCCAGTGGGGCAAGATCAGCCTATTCTCACAGCAGCTCCTGTCCTTGATGTTGGGCAAAGTGGTCAGATTCGCGCTGGACGTCAACTTACTGCAGCTGATTTCACAGCTATGGGATTGTCTGTGCCTATCGGTTTGTGGAATCTCTCAGATTTGAGTGATGCGAGTGGTAATGGACGGAATCTGCTCAATAAAGGCGCTGTGCCATTTGGTACAGGAATCAATGGTAGTGCTAATACGGCTGCACAATTTATGGGGTCTACTGCTCAGGCACTTTATATTCCGGACACGGGTGTAGCAGATCCGTTTCGAATCAAGACGGGGTCGTGGGGGTGCTGGTTTCGCACCGCGAAACGAGGAACGCAGCAAATCCTATTGAGCAAATCGACGCCTGCGGCCGGGGGGCTCAGTACTTTCTTGCAGATCACCAGTGGTAACGTGCCACAAGCGGTTGTTTACGGCGATGGAACCAATCTCCTTGCCAACGTAGTCGGTGTCAGCGACGTATGTGATGATCGTTGGCATTTCTGCACTTTTAGTCACGACGGCACAACTATTCGACTTTATCTCGACTGGGTACTGGAAGCGACCGCGTCCGCTCCGGGGCTACTGTTCGGATCTCCGGGACCATTCAATATCGGGGCATACGGTGCCGACGGCTCGACGGCAGCAGGCACCCCGCATTACGGCCGCGTAGACGAAGCATTTGTCACTGCTGATGTTCTCTCAGATGATCAAATTCGTAATCTATATTGTGTGAAAATTCCGCATACGCTTGCCGCTGTTCCTTCTCGCGTATCGCTCAATGTGAATCGTCGTCGTAAAGGTGCAACGTTGGTAGCTGCTG